TGCGGCCATCATTGTTCAGAAGCCATAGGTACAAATCGGCTAGATTGTTGGAGCTGCCATAGGTATTGTCTAGCAGCCTAGTTGTTTCGACGCCGTTGCGAATGAATAGATGAACCTGCCGCTTCCAATGGCCACGGTCTGGCAGGCCAACACCGTTAGCGTCAAAGCCATTGAAATATGTAACAGCAAAACTAAAGGTGGTTAGGTCTTTATATGTTCCAGCCGTGCCACATTGCGTAGGCGCCTCAACTTTATTGGCTATCAGTTGAGCGCTGTCATAAACATCGACTAGGAAATTACCGGGCTCCCATCTGCCTGCAGGTTTGCTATAGGCCTGGCTGAATGCCCCAACTCTGCAGCGCCCCTGGAAAACGTCGCGCACATGGATGCCCCCCAGCCGGCCCTGGCTAAGGACGAGCCGGTATTTGGCTGCAACGGCACGAGCGACCGGGTCGCCGTCAATCTCTGGCGAATCGAACCGGCAAGCGGAGGCGCCCGGGGAGACAATCACCCCACCGATGCCAGCATCTGAAGGGCTGCCGCAGCTGTCGCCGATCCGCCGCGCCCAGACGATAGGCGCACGTTCGAGCAGCTGCACCGCCCGTTGGGGGGAGTTCCAGTCGCTGGCTGGCTCGACACCGCCGGTGGCCGACACCTTGGCCGCGCCACCCAGAGCGGCAGGGGACCTGCTGCCCATGGCGACCGTAGTCCTGCCGTAGCTCGAACCGCCTTTGCTCCTACTGGAAAACGCGATCATTGGAAATCCAGCCTGCAAGGGGTGCCGATGTTCTGTTGCGTCAGGAGCAGCGACGGCACCGAAACCGCAACCGGTGGCGGGGAACTGGTTGCACCGATCGAGAACCCCGTCAACGTGCCTGAAACGGTGACGCTGCCTAGCAGGACTGAATCGACCCGCACCAGGCCGCCGGTGATGATCTGGTAGTGGGTGAGATCGAGGAACCAGCCGTTGGCCTCCGCCTGCCTGGCCAGGGCCAGGGCCGACGCGGAATAGGCACAGGCGATCTGCACCGATGATGCCACCAGGCCCGAATCAAACCCAGGGCAGTTGAACTCCTGGAACCGCCATGCCTGGGGCCCGTCGCCGTCGCCCGCGTCCCAGGAGCTGAAGGGGAGGTTGTCGGCTAGGTCGAGCCGGTGCCAGCGGGCCCGCGCAGTGCCGTCGGGGCTCAAAAATTTGAGGGTCTGGGTCCAGAAGTAGGGGCCGGTGGCGGCCATCAGCGGAAAATCCCTAGATCCCTGCGGCCGTCAGGGCTCTGGGCATAGGTCCACATCCGATCGGCGGCATCCTCGGCAATCGCCACGGCATCAGCCATGGATACCGCCTCGGTGCCATCGGGCAGCCGGTAGACGGGGCCGTTGTGGGCCAGGTTGAAGGTTGGGGCGAAGGTGCCGCCGCCTCTGGAGCCCCCGCCAGCAGTGGACGTAAGGTCGATAATCCGCTCCCTGGGGTGGACCATTGCTAGGTAGCCGCCTTTCCCATCAAGCCCGCCAGACCGGGGGCCATGGCCGGTGTGGCCGCCGCCGGCAAAGCTCACCAGCTCACTAACGCTCCCCCCGGTTGAAGTGCGACGAGTCCTGTACTGCTGGCCCTGGACGGAGCCGCCGGCTGTGTTGGTGTCCGACAGGAAGAACTCTCCTAGGCGTGCGGCTCGATCGCCTGCCTCCCTGGCCTGCAAGGTCGCAGCTTGCGCAGCGGCTCTGGCCTGGAAATCGGTTAGACGAAACTGAGCATTGATGGCCCGCACCCTTTGATCAGCTATCGCGTCAGTCATTACAAATTCCCGATCGGCGGCATTTGCGGTTTGCTTGGCCAGCTCTAAACCTCTCTCCATTGCCCTGATTCTTTCTTGTTCAGCTTCCGTTCCAGCGCTGATAGCCCTTGCTGTTGCTAGCGCTGCGTCAGCCTTGCGAAGCTCTGCCCAGGCAGATTGCCTTTTAAGGTCGGCAATTGTAACCTCTGACTCAATCTGAGCAACAGCAGCATCTCTCTGAAGTCTGGCCGCTTCCAGTTCTAAAACCATGATCTGCCCAATAATCCCTATTTTTTCTGCGTCAGTTTTGGCTAGACCTAGCTTGGTTTGTAGGATTTGTTTTGCTGTATTGTTTATAGCTAGGTCTGCTGTATAAACAGCAGCAGACAGCTTTTCGTTTAGGCTAATCGCTTGGCTCGTTGCTTGAATTGTGGCGTTAAGCCTCTGGTATTGGTCGTTACTTTGTTCGATTGCACCATTGAAAGCCTCTTGATTAAACTTCGCTTTTTCAACAGGGGGGGCGATTGCCTCGGCCTCCGTCTTGACTCCCGTCATTCCTGCCGCCAGCTTCTGAGCTTCCAGCTCTGCTTCGGTCGTCGATGCCTTGGTGCCCTTCATGGCTTCGTTGATGCCCCAGACCGCCCCCGCCGTGAGGCCTGCGGCTAGCGCCAATTGGGCCCACCCTGCCGGGCCGGACAGGCCCTGCAGGATGGCCTGAGCAACGGCCGCCGCCTTAAGCGCTTCGGTCAGCACCTTGTAAGCGCCGACCACCGCGCCAATGCCAACCACCCACGGGCCCAATGCCTGACCCACGGTGGCAATCGTTTCGATCGTCTGCCTGATCGGCTCCCTATTGCCGACGATCCAATCCCTAAATCCGATGCCCACCTTTGCCAGCCAATCAACTGCGCTGGAAAGGTAAGGCAGCAACTGACCGGCGATCTCAGTTCCGATCTGGCCAAATACTGCACCCATCGCAGACAGGCTGTCGTTGTAAGCGTCGGCCTTATCTGCGAACTCCGTACTGAGTGTTGCATTTAACCCTGTAATCGCCTGCCTTCCTTCGTTCAACATTGGAATCATATTGGCGCCGCTTTTGCCTAGCAAGTCTATAGCCAATGCGGTCTTTTTACCGCCGTCTTCCATCTGCGCAAATCGCTCGCTGATCCTGAGCATTTGTTCATCAGCAGGAATCAAGCGGCCGGCAGCATCCGTTGCGCTCAAGCCAAGCGCCTGCAACGCTTCGGCGGCGGGGCCCTTGCCGGTTGTTGCAGCTACAACCATGTTCCGGTTGAGCTTGACCATCGCCTTACCTACGTCGTCAATGCTGGCGCCTGACATATTTGCCATTTGCTGAAATCTGCTCAAGCTTTCCACACTCGCGCCTGTCTGCTGGCTCAAGTCGCGCAAATCATCGGCGGCATCAATTGCGCCCTTAGCAAAGGTAACAATCCCAGCAGCGGACAACCCAACCCCCAGGGCGGCAATCCCACCGGTCAACCCGCGCACCACGTTGCCGACGCCACCTAGCGCCGCGTCAGCGTTTTTCGCAACCTGCTCTACTCCCTTAATTCCAGACGACAGCTTTGTAAGACTTTCAGCCCCAACAACTTGAGTGGCAATCTTTAGAATTGCGTCGAATGTAGTAGCCATTAACTCGACCCCTCGCTAATGATTGTATATTCTATAACCTGCACGTCTTCGATAACAGCAGGCAATTTTTTTACTTTGTAGGTTTTTCCCATGGCTAGCAATACCTCATAAGCAAGGCCTTTGCCGGTGACTGGATTGGGGCGCCATTGAGTCTGGCAACGCATGAACAGCTCGACCGCAGGCCAGTTCTCAGGCCAAACCAGGAACTCCCTTGGCGGGGAAGGCTTGCCCTGCTCAATCCATTCAGCAGGAGGAGGGGCGAGCCCCATGGCTGCTGCTGCTGCTGCCAGCTTAGCTGGATCATGGGTCCTAGCTGGTGCGGCGAGTTCATTTAGCCAAAACCTGGCGGCGTCTTGGAGGTTTTTTTTCGCCCGCCTTGGATCATTTCATTCCATGCGAGTACAACCCAGCCAGCAAAAAGGGCTCCTTTAATTGCTGCTTCCTTTTTTGCTTCGGTGAACTCGTAGGGCTCGCCGGTTTGGTCGTCGGTGATTTCCTTCCATCCAGCAAGAACTTCCCTGGCAATTTTCATATCATCAATCATGCCTTCCGTAGATTCGCCGGTCAATTCGGCAATCTGCCTTTGGCGGCATTGCTTGTTTATTTCATCTATTCTTGGCTGATCCAACCAATGGAATAAACCTACGAACGTCTCTTGTTTATGCGTGCGGTCATTAGGATCAATACATATAACAATCCATTCACGAGTTTCGCTTTTGTTAATCCTAAACATAGGGGTTAGGGCAAAGGGTTAGGGTTAGCAGCTTGGTTGATCAAGTTTCAACAATAGATCCTTCTTGGTTGGCAAGATCACCAAACCGGGCCACCCATTGAATATCATAATAAGGAAGCCCCTTAACGTCAACCAACTCTACGCTAGTTAGTTGTATCCTGGGCTGGTTGAATGTAATTATATTGCCAGCAGTGGTGCCAATCGGCAGGGTCAACGCGCACAACGTAGAATTTTTGCGCAGTGCTGGAATGTCCAGCGTAGAGATTGCAGGCCTTGCAACCCTACATGATCCGTTGATAGCATACTTGGTAAAATTAATGTATGGAACACAACCAAAGTCGTCGATTAGTTCCATCGTGTTTTCTTTTACCCAAGAAAAGCTGGTGAAACACAGCGGCACGGCAGTGCCTCCGACAGGCCCCAGAGTGGCGCTGCCTGGGGTTGTAGCAGCACTGTCAAAGATGGTTGCATCCACCTGCGGGGGATAGGTCACGGATGCCGGGTTGGCGGCCGTCACCGAGTCCCGATAGAGCGCCATGAATTCAGCAGTTGCTCGAAGCGGACCATTGGCCTCGGCCTCAATGGTCAACTTGTTGCAGCGGGCCCCGGCCCCGGCGTAGCGCACGCCTTCGGAATGAAACCCAACCGAGTAGGTAGTAGCAGGTGCGGGCCAGGCTGGGGTGCGGGTGATGCTGGTAGCGCCAACCACCGCCTTGCCCATCCCGGCAGCCAGGGCGATTTTGTCATTGCCCGACGCTGTGCCAGGGGTGCCGCTGCCGGCCCATTCCATGGGCACCGCAAACCGCATCATTCTCATAGTCATTGCTGACGGCTGAGGGGTCCCTGGCCGAACGCCCAGGGTTTCGCGCTCAACCGCCGAGAATTCTTGGATGGTAGGCAGGAAGTCGTAGCAACGCACGACATCCGAACCGGCCAGAGTTTCGAGGGTCCCGCTGGTGCCTTCAGGTTTGATCGTGAATAGATTGTCCATCAGTCGGGGGCAGGGTGGGCGCTGGCGGTGTGTTCAATGGCATTTCCCGCCATTGGGTTTCGTGGGGCTCTCGGTACCATTCGCCGCCGCAGGATGGCGGCTCGGGTGATACCGGGGGTTGCGCTGGCGGAGCTGGTGGCTTCGGGCTCATAACCGGTTGATCTTCACGTCAGTTTGATCAGTGGCATAGGTGACATCATAAACGCATCTCATCAAAGCGGCCTGGAGGTTTGGTTCGTGCGATCGGCCCTTTGACTGGATCCCTCGGCACAACCCGCCGAGCTTTCGAGTGCCGCCCATGACCCTGCCATGGACTGCCACGTAAAACGGATCGAGCAGCTGCCAGTTGGGGGGGTCTCCTGGTTGCCGGGGCATGGAGATGGTGACAATCACGGGCAGCGATGAGACCACCCGGCAGGTATCGCCGGGCTGGTCGAGGCCCTCCCCCTCTAGATCCAACCCGATCACCACCCCATCACCAGGCCCGGCCACGCGGGAGGCATCCAAAAACAACTGTGGGCGCCGGTTGGTTGGGTTGCCGACCAGCCACGGAATGTCGGACTCCCCCTCGGGCGCCGTGCCCCGCAGCAGATCAGCCAGGGCGTCCATGATCTGGCAGGAGATAGAGAGGGTCATGGCTCCCCCTGACGATCGGATTTAACCGCCACCCCTGTCACCCATGCCGCAGCGTTGACCCATGCCATCGTCGCCCGATCCAACTGGCCTTCGCACGCCCTCCCGCCAGCAAACCGCGAGCACGCAAACCAGCTAGCCGTAGCGACCACCGCCGCCATTACCATGCAGCCAGCGCCAAAAGCAATCAGCCGCCAGACGTAGCGCGTCATCCCCTGCCCCTCACCAGCGCCGAAGACATCATAAAGCTGGCCTTCTGCAATGGATGGCGTTCAAGCCAACCCGGCAAGCCGGCAAACAACGCGCCCGCAAGCGCTCCTGCTGCAGCAGCCAACAGCGCATATGCAAATACTTTCTTATCCAGTTCCTCAACTTTGGCAACGGTAGTATCATAATTTTGCAACTTTAATTGAATGGCTTGTATTTCTAGTTCGTGCTTGTGCGATTGCTCTAAATACTTTTCTTGTAGTTTTTGATGCGCATCTGCCGATTTATCTATTTTATCCTTAATATCATTTTGGTTATCTTCTACTCGCTTAAGTCGGTCGCCTTGCTGCGCTACTGCGTCAAGCTTTTCGCATAGCCTTGGCAGTAACGCAACCAGCAAGGATGTGCCTTCAACGCTGGGCGGCTGCAGTCCTTGAAAAAGATCTTCGCTCACGGCTTCAGCCTCCCTGCCATCCAGCCTCTCACCGCAGGGTGCTCGGTCAGTACCCACCACGCCGGCAGAAATAGGACTAGGTGTAGCGCCGTCATGGCGACAACATCCCATACACT